TAACATCCTTTCAGAATGTCCAAAAATGAAATCCTGAAAATAGTTTTGAAAAAATATTTTTATAAATTGTTTATTATAATTATAAATGTAATGTCTCATAAAAGATAAGTAATAAAAACATACCTAGTCCTTTTTCACAAGATAAAAATACATTAACATTGTATATTATAATGTGGGAAATAATATTTTAATAATGTATGAATAAATTAACACACGAAAATACAAATGACGATTACCCATATTACTATAAACAATATAAATTTAATATAAAAAAACTAAACCATTTATTAAAAGGTTTTAAAAAAAATGAATTCGTAATTATGACAAAATCATTGAATAAAATACACACTACTTCTAAAATACCGCTGTTAAATTTACAAGATTTAAATAAATATAATAATGTTTATTTTATTATTATGGAAAATTGGGAAAGACATTATGAGTTAAATAAACTTACTGATATTTTTACAGAACCGGTAAGAGTCAAGTGCAATTTTAAAAATAATATATCTGCTTTTGAATTTTGGAACAAGAATAAATTAAAAATAAAAAATGAAAGCAGACAAACTTATAATAATGAAAATATAGTGTCATTACAAGAAATAATTTATAAACATATACATTTGTGTAACAATTTTAAAATATCTGTATGCTTAACAATTCTCAAATTTTTTCACGTTAAAAGATGGCTGGATATATCTTGTGGGTGGGGCGATAGATTAATATCCGCAATATTATACGGAGTAGAGGAATATTATTCTACCGACCCAAATTTAGAATTACATCTGTATTATAATAAAATTATAAATAAACTTGTCGGGAAACCCAATAGTAAGTTTATTATTAATAAAAAAGGGTTTGAAATGCTAACGCCTTTAAAAGAGCATTATGATATTGTTTTTTCAAGTCCTCCGTTTTTTGATATTGAAATATATTCAAAATCAAAAGATGACTCTTATCTTAATTATAGTAACGAAGATGAATGGATAAATAAGTTTTTTATACCTTCTTTATTAATCGCAAGTAATTCATTAATGTATAACGGGCATATTGTTTTATATATGGGAGGATCTAAAAAGGTGATGGATGTTATGCATAATACACTTACAAATATATTAAAATTAAAGTATGAAGGTGTTATTTATTTTTATTCTGGAATGTTAAGAAAAATGTATGTTTGGAAGAAAATAATGTTATAATATATTTTTAAGTAATTCTATTTTATCCTGTTCTAATTTTTCGGGGAATATTATATGAAAGTGTATTATTAAATGTCCTTTAACAAGTTCGCGAGTTAAACCCATTTCGGGAATTACCTTTTTATAGCCGGGCTGAATTATATTCCCGCTGGTATTGTTAATAGTATATGTTTTACCATTAATATACTTTAATTCAAAAGAAAAACCACACAATGATTCTTTTAAAGAAATAGATTTATTATATAAAAGGTCAATACCATTTCTTATAAATTCGGTGGTATTTTCTATTTTAACAAATAATTTAACATCTCCTTTATTATGTTCATCAATAACATTCCCTTTGTTTTGCAAAATAATAATTTCATTATCATCTACTCCTTTTGGAATATTTACATATAATGTTTCTTTTTCAAATACTTTGTTATTATTTTCAATAATCCATCGTTCTATTTCAATAGGAATTTGAGTCCCATTTAATACGTGTTCCATAGTTAATTTAATATTTTGGATAATTGGTACGGCTTTATGCATTGTTTGAAAATTGCCAGATGGAAACCCAGTATTAAATATTCTTATATTTGGAGTATTTATGTTCTGGGAAAAAGGATCATTATGATTTCTTCCCATTTGAAACCCGTTCTGACGAAATATAGTATTAAATAATTCATCAATATTTCCAAAATGAAAATTATCATTGTCTCCAAAAGGGGATTTTAATGACATGTTGTATTCTTGCCGTTTGGTTTCATCACCCAAAATTTCATAAGCTTCACTTATTTTATGAAATTTATCAACATTTTCATTATTATTATTTTTGTCAGGGTGGTATTTTAATGATAATGACCGATATGCTTTTTTAATTTCATCGTGGGACGCGTTTTCATTGACACCAAGAACAGAATAGTATGTTTCTTTTGACATTAATATTATTAATAAAGATATACTTAAATAATAAATTACGAATAGAATTAATAATATGGAAAATTTTATGCTTAAATTTCAACCATTATATTTTTCCGATTTTGAAATTGATAAAAATATAATAGACATTTTAGATACGCTAATAAAAATTAACAGTATTAATATATTATTTATAGGAGATATTGGATCAGGAAAGACCTCGTTATTAAATGCGCTAGTAAGAGAATATTATAAAAATGTAGAACCTAAAGTATATTTGGAAAATATTTTACACATAAACAATTTGAAAGAGCAAGGAATAAATTATTATAGAACAGAAGTAAAAACGTTTTGCCAAACGGGGTCATCCATTAAAAATAAAAAAAAAATAATTATGCTTGATGATATTGATTTTATTAACGAACAAAGCCAGCAAGTATTTAGAAATTGTATGGATAAATTTAACAATAATGTTCATTTTATTGCCTCTTCTGGAAATATACAAAAAGTAATTGAAAGTTTGCAATCTCGTTTTATAATCATTAAACTTAATCAATTGCAAAAGTTATCAATGAGTAAAATTTTAACAAAAATTAAAATAAGTAAAAATATTAATATCACGCCGGAAGCCGAAAATTTTATTTTAGACATTTCAAACAATAGTGCTAAAAAGTTAATTAATTACATGGAAAAAATAAAATTGTTAAACGACAATATAACGTTTGAAAATGCAAATTTAATTTGCACAGATATAAGTTTTTTAAAGTTAGAAGAATATTCAACCTATATAAAAAATAAAATGTTGCGCGAAGCCGTAAATTTAATATATAGTATTTATGACAATGGGTATTCCGTGATTGATATTTTGGATAATTATTTTACATTTATTAAAATAACAAATATTTTTAATGAAAATGAAAAGTATGAAATTATATCATATATTTGCAAATACATCACAATTTTTTATAATATTCACGAGGATGAGATAGAACTATCGTTAATAACTAATAATTTAATTAATTTGTTAGGTTAATAATAATTAAATATATAAATGTTAGTCTCACAAATATTTAAAAAAAAAGTTCCAAATGAGTTATTATTTAATTTACTAGAAGTTATATGTGTAAAGGATGATAAAACATTTACCCTAAATTATGAGTCATTTAAAAAAGGGATGTACAACGGCTATATTGATGAGTTTATATTATCCTGTAAAGAATACTATCACACATCAAAACAAAAATACTTGATAAAACCCTTAAAATATCCTAATTTTATTACTATTGTAAGACAAATATGCAATTTAAATAAAATTGTATATAATTATAAAATAAAATACGACAAATCCAATTATACAATAGTATACTATATAGGATTTAATAATTCGGAGAGTTAGACATTAACAAATTATTTCCTAAAAAATTGGGTTTTGTTCCATACACGTTAATTAATGGCGTTTTCCAAAATCCAACCCAGTTATGTTTATCATTAAAAATGGTTACATTATTACCATTTGATAGTAACAAATACTTTCCAATCATTGTATTACTTTCCATTACTTGTTTTGCAGAAAGCCTACAAAACCATTCATATTTTTGGCGTTTTAATATATCCTTTTCTGGTAATAGTATCCCATACGCGTTTTTATCAATTTCAAAAAAGGTTTGAGAAAACAAGTCTTCAATACGTATTGGGTTATTTTGTACATTTTTTACGCCAATATATTTCCCTGGTATCATATGAATATTGTTGTGGTCAATTTCTTTTTTACACCACGTATTTATATCCCCCGAAAAAACACTATTCGCTGTGCTGTCGGTTGAAATAATATGTTGAATATAGTTAATTAAACGTTTCACCATTTCATTATTTTTATCACTACCGCATAAACAAATGTCAGGGGAATATGTATAATTACTAGATGAAATATCATACGCGTTATTTTCGCAAACAAACATTTTATTATGTTTTGTTCCTTCGTCATAAACATCAATGAGGTCTTTTAGACATATGAATGAAATTGGACATATTAAGCCACCGTAAATATACATTAGTTTCATTAATCCAAGTTGTCTAATGTTAGAAAGTATAGGGTCTGATAATTTAGAAATGTCTATATCCCAATTTGGAATTAATTTTTTAAAGGAATTGTCATCAATTAAACAAATTTTAAAGGAATCATTGCATTTATTTATAATACTTCTTGTTGTTAAATAAAGATATGGCTGATTTAAATCTGTACTACTTCTTGAACTAAAACTACTCCAATTGCGCGAGTTGTATCCGTAAGGTATATGTATCCATAATATAGGCTTACTGTTTTTTGCTAATGTTGTATTGTCGAGTAATAAAAAATCTTGTATTAATAAATAATCCCTATGAAGGTCATTTTTATTTTGTTTATCCTGATACCATTTGTGCAATGTCATTATAGCAAGTAAACATATTCCACTTGTAATATAAAATGTTATTGGTTTTTTCATATATTATAATATAATATTTAAAATATTCATTGTTTATACATTATGTTGTGATGCGTTTTATTTATGATTTTTTATGTTTAATAAACTACTAATAAATAAAGAACGGTTATTTATAATTTTTTCGCTTTGTTCCGCTAATTTATACCCACGAATAGTACTTTCCGTATTTTCTATGTTTTCTTTACTTTCTAAATATTGTAATGCGTGTTTCTCGCTCAACGGAGTTAGATTTTGCGAAGATCTAAATTTTTTATAATCATTTATATTATTAAATTTTTTAACATTTTCATAATCTTCATTAGTAACTGGAACAACGGTCTCTGTATAAGCTTTTTTTAAATCGTCGTATTTTAAATTGCTAAAAATATCAGATGAATAAACATCTGGGTGGTCGCCGGTTATTGTTGAGTGGCCATTATTAAATGTTAATACATCATAATCTTTATGTATGATTAAATCTCGTAATTTCTTTTTTTTATGGTCTATATCTTGCGTAATGGATTGCGAGTTTTCATCAATATCTTCATTTTGGTATTCTGTTTTAAGCCAATCTCCATACCCGTGGTTTTCATCTTCATTTGAAACTTTTAATTTAACAAATTGGTCATTAAACCACTTGTTAAACCTTTTTGTATCATTACTTAAATTATTTTTTTTCAAATAATTGTCTAATAATAATTGTTCGGTATTATCATCATTTGAAAAGTATATTTTTTTATCGTTTTCATCCAGATTATATACTTTATTTGTTACTTTGCTTTGAGATTTATTTTTAAATTCCCATATAAAATATAACTTTTTATAAGCGGATGTATAAAATCTAAAATATTCGGTTGGTAGTCCGGATTTATCTGGATGTGTCATTAATACTATTTTTTTGGCGTTTTTTAAATCAGTGTCATTAAAATTGTGAGTAATGTCAAAGAGATTTAATATATCTTCTAAATTATAAGTATCAATATTTAAATTAAGATTTTTAACAGTCATTATATTTATAATTAAATAATATTAAATGTGTAAATATCCGACTCTTTGCTTATTAAAATAATGGGAATACCTGTATTTTGCATTTACTAAACCAAAAAATTAACTCTGAAAAGGTGCTTATCCTGTTGGCAATAAGAAACCCGCACTTTGATAAGATGAAAACTTTCATCATTGCGAATTGAATAGCATTTAATTGATTTTTTTTTAAAATAATTAAATTAACGTTTTTATATGTTTCAAACAAATCAATGTAACTTTGTAAATATTCTTCGTTATCTATTGATAATAGTACATTTGTAATATTATGATTATTTAAAACACTCACGATTTGATTTTTATATACATTAAAACAATAAGGCCTATCAATATTATTTTCGTGGTTAGATTTCCAGGTTCTTACCGAAATTGCCAAATTTTCATTCCCATCGCAATTTACTATTTGTTTTTCAAGAAGTTTCACTTGATTTATAATAATATCTTTAAAGACCAAGTTGTCAATAACATTAAATATTCGCGTTTTTAACTGATTACATAACTTTTGAGAATTATAATTCCAGTCAATTAATTTTGAAAAAGAGAATAAATGGTTTAATTTAGAATTTTGGCATCCATCAGAATAAAAAAATTCATTTGGCAAATGTTCTTGGAGTTCTTCTTCACTTTTTAAAACTAATAGTCTGCATGTATAAAAATCTTCTACCTTTTTGTTTGTTATATTGTTTTCAGAATATATATATTTTTCATCAAATATTGTGTCATAATTGCCATATATAAAATCTGGGTTACAGTGTAAAACAACATCATTATGAATACTTAAAGCACTTATAAACGCCTTTAAAACATTACCGATACCATCCGTTTTCGTTTTGCGAATGACAATTTGTATATTTTCATTATGTAACATTATTATTTATAGTATAAAAAAATAATAATATGAACCCGCAACCATTATAAACGGTATTTTATAAGATTACCACCAATTTGTTTTATACCCCAGAAAATTTTCTAAATTTCTGACATCATCTGTAAAAAGTGTTTTTAATTTTTTATAAATCTTGCTATTTTTATGTAAATTATCAGAAGTTTTTGATACATAGTCTAGTGTAAATTCGGTGTGTAATTCAGATACTTCTAAAAACTTGAAAATTTTTTGGTATTCTTCATCAATATTGTCTTTGACATTTTCAGAGATAGTTATATAAATATTTTCACGGGGGAAATACTTTAACACTTCCATAATATGCTTATGGTAAAACCCTCGTTTAATTGTATGATGCCAAAAAGAGTTATTAAAAAAACAGTTTTCATTCATTCGGTGATTTAATTCATCATTAATATTAAATTCATAGGATAAATTATAATTATATTCATTTTTTAACATTTTCCAATGGCTGTATGACCTTTCAATTGGGTTTCTTAAAAATAATAATATTTTAACAAATGGGTTTAATGTTTGTAATAAAGGCAATGATGAATATATAAACATAACATCAGGGCTTTATCTCCTATGATTTTTTTAGAATCGCTGTAATCAAATTGTGATTTATACCAGTCTAAACCTCGTTGGTAATTTTTAAAATGATCAAAATAATGAACTTCGTTTTTATTCATATAAATTTCGGGGTGTTTATTAAAATTTATAACGGCGGATGTCGTTCCTCCTTTCATCGCACCTGCAATAATAAAGTCTATTGTTCTGTAATTTGAAAATCTAAATATTTTATATATAGTTTTATGAATGACGATTAATTTATTATTTGTATATTCATATATAACTGTATTTGTAAAATATAATTTAAATTTATTTGATATAACAAAGCAACCGTCAAGTAATGTCATATTCCATATCATTTTAATGTCGTCAAATGTATTATTAATTAAAGATACAATATTTTTAAAAAATGGCGGGTTGTAAAATTTCCCTGAATATATAATCCAAACCGCTAAACTGGAAATCATCCATTTTTTAAAATTGGTTCTTTTAATTCACTTATATTAGATTTATGATTATATATGATTAAATTGCGTTCTGTTTTTGAAGATTTTAATCTGTTTAAAATATTTATCATTTCTATGTTATATATAAAGATTGTAAAAATAATAAATTATTATTTTCGTCCTTACCCGACCTAGCATTATTATTAATTCATTAATGCAATATTTGACAACTCGTCCGCGCGTTTATTATCGTTTCTATATACGTGAATATATGTTATTTTATCAAATTTGGTTTCCAATTGTTTTGCAAATTCAAACAAGGAAATTAGATTTGGAGACTTCACTTTATAAGCCCCATTCATTTGTTGTATAACAAGCTTACTATCGCCTTTAACATTTAATACCTTTATTTTTTTAATAATTGCATTTTCCAGGCCGACAATAAGACCCATATATTCGGCATAATTATTTGTTTCTTTTTTTCCAACAAAGACGGCATTGCTAAAAATTTCAACATTATTTTCATAAATCACTGCCCCGCAACCGGCTTTTCCGGGGTTTCCTTTACTACACCCGTCAAAAAATAAAACATAGTTACTTTCCGTTGTCATTGATTGTTATTTATATAATCTTTTAAATTTAAATTGATTTATTTTATTATACATTATAAATTACATATTAATTCAATATATTTATAATGAAAACGGAAGTATTATTTCCAACAGAGGTATGGAATACAATTAAATTATATTTGTTTGAAAACTCATATATAAATGTAGATAATTATGATGATTTAAATGATGATGAAGTATTTTTACATTACGGAGTAATAAAACACATTTTACAAAATAAATCAAACATATTAAGTATTTGTATAGTAAATGTAACTCTTTACGCATCTCCTGAAAATTATTTACTGCGAGACACCTGCATAACTGAAAACGCGCACAATGATTCTTTTTGGATAAATTATGAAAACCATATATTTAATAAAAGTAGCGAATATACATATTATATAATCAATACATTAAGAAATCATACTTATTTAGCGCCAAACGTAATGATGTATATAAAATTATTTTATAATAAAAATAAATTTATAATAAGAAGAAAAATATTGGAAGATAATTTTTATAACTGCCTATTACAAAGACAAATAAATGAAACATTTTAAATAAGTATTTATTTTCGCACATATTCGCAATATTCGCACATATAATTAAATATTACTATCTGGGCTATTAACTGTATCATTATCTAAAAATCTTACATTTTTTTCACTAGGAGTAGGGGTAGGATTAACCGAAGTAATCATAGAAAAATTTGATTGTTCGGATATATTATCTGTGTTTGTTTTTGAATATTCCATATTATTTTTATTATAAAAACAATGGTCAATATTTGTTAATAAATTGTTGTTATATAATTTTTTAGATAAATTAGTATAACTGTTTTTTATTGATGATTGAGAAGGATTTTCAAAATATGGCAATGTTGTAAGTTTGTCTAATAATCTTTTTTCAATCGTATTTGATTTTTTCATAAATTCGCAGTATTCCGCATATTTTTCTTCTAAGTATGCCTTTCCATCTGGATTTCTATTTTCTACATTTAAATTAAGCATTTTAAAAATATCAATACTTAAAATATAATAATCCTTGCTGGATAATAGTTCATTTTCCATTTGTTTTTGGATAGCCAAATACAGCTCAATTGACCCTATTATTGAACACAATAAAGAAAGAAGGCAAGTTGTCATTGATATTACAGTTTGATTAAGATATGGTTGAAAACCCACACTTACAATACTACTTACGCCACTTATGACTATGATTGGAACTCTAAAATAACGCAACAAATTATTTAAATAAAAAAATTTTTGTTTATGTTCTTTTGAAAGGAGAACAGAATTTATTCTTATTTTTTCTAGCAGATCTTCTATATCACTTGACCACATTATATAATATATAACTATTTTTTATTAATTTTATTTTTTTTTAATTTAGGTTGTATGTCAATAATACCATTCCTTTCTTTTTTATACAATATGTATTTATTTTTAAGTAATTCCAATTCGTTTAACCACATTTGCGTAATTGTAATATTTTTTAAATCTTCAATTTCCTGTTTTTTATTCTTTGCATCGTTTAAAAGTTTGCTTGCGTTTTCCTCTGTTACAGAGTCCATTGGCATTTTAATTAAATATTTAAATTCCGTATCATTATCTATAACAGCATACCCTTTTTCAGTTAATGTATTAATGATGTCTTGTTTCTTTTTGTTCATAAGATTTATTGTATTATTAATATTTTCTTGAATATAATTAGATTTATTTATTAAAACAATTAACTCATTTTCAAGTTGTGAAATTAGATATTTTTTCCTTGTATCATATAAACTTAATCTTACGCTATAATAGTCGTCAATGATATTTTCAACGGTTTCATATTTTTTCAAATTATCTTCTGCATCAAATAAATGCATATTTGTAGTAGTTGTATTTGTATATAATTTTAATGTTTTTTCCAGTAAATTAAAGTTGTAATCAATATTATTTGCGAGTAAATCTTGTAATTTCCCCTTATGAAATGTAATAACAAAATCAATATTGGTGTCTTTACTCATATCATTGTATTCTTTAATGTACGGTTGAATTTTTTTCCCATCCTTATCCGTTGTTTCTGATAGTAGTTCTAACAATTCTTTAAAGTTGTCCGTCCAAAACCCCACTGGAAGTTCTAATACTCTAATTTTATCATCCCCAATTACTTCGTATTTGCCCTTTATAATAAATTTACCGCTGGATATCTCTTGAATTGTTCCTAAAAACCCTTCGTAATATGGTATAAACTTAATGTTGTTTTCTTTATTTAATAATTTGTTATTTATGTACTCAATAATATCAAGCGGATTATAACATAATATTTCTGTGCTAAAACCAGTTCCTATTCCTTTTGAACCATTAACAAGAATCATTGGAATAATTGGGGCGTAATATAACGGTTCAACCATTGTTCCATCGTCGTTTAAATACTGTAAGATATTGTCATCCGCCGCCGGAATGATATATCTAGTTATATTATTTAATTGAGTGTAAATATATCTTTCAGATGCACTATCTTGACCGCCTTGTAACCTGCTACCAAATTGTCCATTTGGCATTAATAAGTTAATGTTATTTGAACCGACAAAATTTTGTGCCATACCAATAATAGTAGAATTTAAGCTTGCCTCGCCGTGGTGATACCCTGAATGTTCTGAAACATACCCAGTAAATTGCGCTACTTTAATTTCCGTAATAAGATTTTTTTTAAAAGCAGAATAAATAATTTTTCTTAAACTGGTTTTAAACCCGTCCATTATATTAGGAATATTTCGGTCGCAATCGTATTTTGAAAAATGTATTAATTCCTTGTTTATAAATTCAGTGTATGATACATTTTCATTATTTGTATCCAAATAAATTTTTCGGTTATATGTAGAAAGCCAGTCTTTTCTATCGCACGCTCTTTTTTTATTAAACACCATATCAATGGAGTTATCGCAAATATCTCCGCTGTGTTGAAATCCTACTATTTTTTTGCTTTCAAAATAAGATTTAAATTCTTTACTTGTACTTGTTCCCAACCCCTTAAAATATTTAATTTTCCAAGAATTGTCCATATTATCAAAATCTTTCCATTCTTCATATTCGCCATCATTATAAAATAAAATATGTTTGTTTCCTTTTTGTGCTCGTAAAATGGGCGTATTCATAAAACTAATAAAATTTGGTATTTTGGATAGCGACGGCCATTCATTAAGAAATAAATTTATACACAACCCTTTAATATGAGAACCGTCTAAATCTTGGTCTGTGATAAATAAAACTTTGCTGTATCTTAATGCTTTATGAACTTGTTCTATGCTTGTGTATTCTTTTCCAGTTTCTAGTCCCAATATTTTTTTAATTTCTGAAATTTCTTTATTTTCATTTATTTTTTTAGTGGTTTCGCCACGAACATTTAAAATTTTACCTTTCATTGGATACACCCCAAATATATTGCGGTCTTCAGATGATAACCCTGAAACAATACCGGCCTTTGCAGAATCTCCTTCGCAAAATATGATGGTACAGTGTTTTGACTTTTCTGTTCCTGCCCAATTTGCATCAATCAGTTTAGGAATTCCCTTTACATTTTTGGTTTTAACACCATCCGTTTTTTTTGACATTTTGTTTTCCTTTAATTCAGTAAGAGCACAAGCAGAATCCATAATTCCAATTTTTGCTAGTTTTTCAATGAATTTATCAGATACAATACAAGAAGAACCGAATTTTGATGAAGGTGTATTCATATAATCCTTGGTTTGACTATCAAATGCGGGATTTTCAATATCACATTTTAAAAATAAAATAATTTGTTCTTTAATGCTTGTTGAATTCACGACAATTTTCTTCTTTTTCTCTATATATTCTATTAGTTTTCTAGTAACTTGATTTAAAATGTATTCTACGTGTTTTCCGCCCTTGGATGTATGAATTCCATTTACAAAGGATACTTGAATAAACTCGTGAGTTGGTGAAAGGGCAATTAAATATTCCCACCTTTCGCCATTTTCTTCATATACTTTTTTTCCATTGGATTCCTCCGTATTTCCCAAATATAAATCCGTGTAATTTTTAAAGGTTTTAACAGGTATTGGAATTGAATTATATTTTACTTTTAGCGTTTTGTCTGTTACTGCGGCAACATCATACACGCGTTTTTTTAAAAGTGCGATTGTGTCTGCATCAATATTATTAATTCCAAATCGTTTATAATCCGGCGTAAATGTTACCTTTGTGTATGGTTTTTTATTTTTAAACGAAGTAATTTCAGGAGGACAAATGACATCTAAATTATTTTTGAATTCTTGTTTGTATTTTAAACCGCGAATATGGTCGACTGTTTCAACCGATCCAATGGTAGACCATACTAGCGCAAGTTTAAACCCAAATCCATTTTTCCCTCCAACAATTTTTTTTTCATTTTTATTGTAGTTTGTAGATGTTCTAAGATGCCCGAAAATGAGTTCTGGTATCCATATATTGTATTCTGGGTGTTGCACAATATCTATACCGTTACCGTCATTCATCATTATTATATTTCCGTTACTTTCAATGGTAATATCTATAAATGTAACAGGTAATGTATTTTCTGTGTTATTTTTTATGGCCTGTTGCATGCGAATAAAATGATCACGACAATTTACAATACCTTCATCAAATAATTTAAATAAGCCTGGTATATATTTTATATTTTTTTCTACAATTTTTATTTCATTGTTTAATTCTTCTAGAACCCACATAGGAGAGTCAATTATTTCCACTGACCCAATATAAGTATCCGGGTTGTCTAATATATGCTGTTTTTCATTTTTTTGTTGGTATTTATTAGAAATTTCGGTTTCGGTAGTTGTCATTTTAAGAGAGAGTTTGATATTTAAAATGGCAAGTTGTGTTTAATTTGTTTCAATTTATTTTAAAAAATATTATATATATGAATTTGATGAATACATATAATAAAAATGCGTATTGTAATTGTTTAAAGAAGAAACAAACTAAATTTAGCAATAACATAGGATTTGAAAAACCTATGTATGGGTTAAAACCTAATATTTCAAATACGATAAGAATTTCAAATCTTATTAGAAGTAATTTAGGAGGTAGAATAATATTTGTCAGGCAAACCCAAAATATAAATAATATTTCAAATAATTTTTAATATTGCGTTAAAATATATTTTCTGTTGTAAATTTATATGACTAGATATAGTAAAACCGAAGACGGCAATTATAAAATAAAAGATAAAACATATAAAATGCTGACGGGGTCAAGGGCCCAAGTTTGGCACGACACTGCATATAAAACAAGTGGCGGACTTACTAAAAAGAATTTGGTATTTTTAAATGGAAGAGTTAAATCAAAAGCAAAACATCTTTCTGCAAAAAAGGAAAACAGATTGGTAAAGCACGGTTATGTTACTAAAAAAGGAACATTTGGAAATGTGAAGATTAATAAAAAAACTTCAAAGAAATCTAAAAAAAATAAGAATTCTAAATCTAAACGAACAAAGGGGGGTAATGTTCATTATTCATTAAACCCCGAGGCAATTAATAGTAATAGCAATTAGTTGTGTAAATTGTTAATCCAATCATTAATGATAAATCTCTCATAAATAATATATTTAGGAATATGAATTTGTAAATATGTTTCAAAGTATTTTTTACTAACTATAAATTTATAAATATGATCACTTGCAAACTTCCAGTAATAATTATATGCGTCTTCAAAGGATAATAGGTTTGCATTTTTGTTTTTAAAATGGTATGCGATAAATTCAAATGAGTTTTTAATATCTTTATTTTTATTCCACATTACAGAATAAATATTTAAAATATATTTATCATTTTTTATAATTATTTGTGGAAAAAAATGATTGATTATTTTAATTGTGTTATCGTCATTTATATTTCCAATAGATTTGCATATATGTTGATTTTGCTTAATCCAGTATTTAAAAATAGCGGTTAATTCATCAATTTCTATTTCTTGAATATCAACTGTATTATTTGATATTATAATCGCGCTTTCCCAAAATGCCAAAAAATCGTGAATAATTGGTAAATATTTACTGGTTATATGGTGAAATGCGTCGGTTTGTTCTTCGTATTTATATTTTTCTTTTAATAATGTTTTCAGTGTGTTTGAATATATAATGTTTGGAAGATAATTAGTATGTATAAATTGTTTCCATATAAAGTGTAATTGTTTCCATTCTATTTTCAAAGAGGCCTCATTATTTGCGCTCGCCGTTGCAGGCTGAATAAATTTATTACAGAAATTGTCTATAATTAATTTTTGGTTGTTATTTTTTAAATACAAAATATACGTTTTAATATCTTCATCCGTCATATTATTACAAAAAACATCAGAATCTCCAAACCGATTTGAATAATGAGTCGCTACGCACAATAAATTTAATCCAATTTTACGTATAACATTTTTACACATTTCAAAAGAAAACCCTTCATTTAGTTTTATTAAACGGCAATTTTCATATAAATGTTTTTCGTGATATTTACACAAAAAATTGTTAGAAATATTGTTTTTAATTGTAATATTTGAAATGTCATCTATTTCTTGAATAAATTGTTTCATCGTATTATTTATTAAAAAAATTAAATGTGTATTTTTTTTGAGTATATTGTCACCAATAATAATAAGAAAATACTTGGCCATTAATTTGGATTGGAAAATAGATGGATATAACACATTTAGCACTTCTTGTATTGTTTCTGTATCTGGAATGCTGGTAAATAATCCTCGGTCCTTTATTTGTTTCATAATATGTATTTTTGTTTTATGTTTCCATTGAAATAATATTTTAGTATGTGAAATATTAGTTAGTAGATTATATACAATATCATCTTCGCTAACAATTTTGTAATTTTTATTATTATATTCATAATATAAATTGCTACTTTGTAAATAAAAATATTGGTTTGTAGTTAAGAATATTTGAATAAATATTTGCTGTTCATTATAAAGATTTCTTATTCTGTTTTTTCGTTTTTCAAAATTAATTAATTCATTTTCAATTATATTTGGCAAATAATTGGTTATATATGTTTGTATTCTTTTTAATACATAATTATTGTCGCCATATTTTTCATATAATTGGTTTAATACATTATTTGTAGTTTCTTTCATTAAAATAATATCTTGTTTAGGCTGAAACATTACATATAATAATTCATAATTTTTATATTATTGTTTAAATTGTATATATTAGTTAAAGTATGAATAATAATAAAATTAGTGCGTTATTAACTATATTTAAATAAATATTTAAAGATTTATAAAAAATACACATAATGACATTAAATAAATCTCAAATATCCACTGAGGGAAATATATTAACCATAAAAACAGTTCAAATTGCCCCATTTAGAACGTTAATGACCGCATTAAAAGACATTTTATTGGAGACAAATATTACATTTCGCCCAGATGGAATAAGAATCATAAATATGGATAAATCACACACAATTTTAGTACATTTGTTATTAGCTGCGCCGAATTTTGAATACTATGAATGCAAAAAGGAAAAAATTATAATTGGTGTTAATATGTTTCATTTATTTAAATTAATAAATACAATTGATAATGATGACACATTAACAATGTATATTGAGAACAGTGACTATGTAGATGGTATTGTTTCCCACTTGGCATTGAAATTTGAAAATGGAGAAATAAAACAGTGTAAAACGCAAAAATTAAAACTGATTGAGCCCGACCCAGAAGAATTAGAATATCCAGATGTCAAATTTTCATCAATTATTAATTTACCTTCGGTTGATTTTCAAAAAATCATTCGTGACTTGTCTTGCATTTCAGATAAATTGGAAATTAAATCTGTAGGCAATGAATTAATCTTTAAATGTTCGGGCAATTTTGCTTCTGCAGAAATACACAGAGCCGAAGCCGACGGAAGTATGGAATTTGTCTTAAAACAGGATTCTAGCAAGGTAATACAAGGCGAGTTTTCTTTGAAAAACCTTAGTTATTTTATTAAATGTACTAACTTATGCAATCAAATAGAAATGTATTTGGAAAACGACCTGCCATTTGTTGTTAAATATAATATTGCTAGTCTAGGCGAAATAAAACTGGGGGTTTCGTCTCTCCCGTCCAGTTAAAATATAATGTTATATTAAATCTAAAAAAGTTTAAATATATTTTGTATGAAATATAAAAGGAAACTTTAAAGTATTGAAAATTTAAATAAATATGCACATTATTAACTTATTTATTCGGGATTTTACAAATTTTTTCCTTTTTATAAATCTACTATTACAAATACTTAATTTATTAAAGTATTGTATTTGGGGTATATTAAATATACAATATCATATTTATGTAAATGGCGGACATTTATTTATTGCAATCATTTCAGGAATATTTTTAAATTGGAAATACTGTCTTATTTATAGTTTAATATTAATAATTAAAATGTATTCTTTTAAATGTTATGATATTTATGAAATGTATAATTATGAAAAACAAAAAAACGTTATTTATGAAGATAATATTGATATTGTAAGTTTTGAGATATATCAATTAAAACACAAAATCAAACAAGTAAATGTAAATTGCGAAATTAAAATTAAATTAATAATGTATGAATATGACTTGTCCTTATGTCAAATGTATGATATTATGCTAGATAAAAATTATATTTTAAATCATAAATATAATCAATTAATTATCAATAAATATATTGAAAAAAATACAAGTAAGTTGCACAGCCATACTCACAATGGCCACGACAAAACTGACCAGTTGTAATATATTGCAAATTGTTAATAATTTGCAAAGTTAAATTTAAAAAATAATAATTATATATGTAATAATGTATATAATTATTTATTTAATAATGTATATAAATTAAATGGATGATATAAAAAAATATATAAATAAATTAATTCGCGAATTACCGACTCATATGAAAAATAGTGACTCCCCGCTGGAATTTGATTTAATTTTAAGTGGCGGGGCTTTTAATGGAAGTTATACATTAGGGGCGCTCCTTTTTTTAAAGGAAATGGAAAAACAAAAATATATTAAAATAAATAGAATTTCCACGTGTAGTGTTAGTTCTTTTATTGGCGTTTTATACCTTTTTGATAAATTAGAAGTTATGTATGATAATTATAATAAATTTTACAGTGTTTTTAAAGATACAAAAAAAATGTCTAATATATTGCAAATAAATAAATATATACAAATTCTTCCAAACGAATTATCTATTTTAAATCATAAACTATATATTTCTTATTATAATATTCGCAAACGAAAAAAAATGATTAAATGTTATTATAAAAATGCGAATGCTGTATATAGTTCAATCATTAAATCTTGCTATTTGCCATTTTTTATTGATAATAACATATTATATAAAAATAAATATGTCGACGGATTAACTCCATATATATTTAATACAAGGCAAAATGTTAATAAAATATACGTAGATTTGTTATGTTGTGGAAAAATATTTAATATATTTAATGTTAAGTATGAATATTGTAATATCCACCGAATCATGACGGGTATTCTTGATATACACTGGTTTTTTATAAAAGATTTTAATAGCACCCCGATGTGCAGTTTTGTAAATAAGTGGTCGTTTCTAGATATATTGCGAAATTATATAATTTATTTTATTGAAAAAATAAGTGTTGCAATAATATGTATTTATTTGTTGTTTGATGATATTATCATATATTTAAAATTAAAAAATAAATTATATTTATTTTGTGCGAATATTATTTATTTTTTAATAGAAAATATAATTAAAAAAAATATATAGTCATTATAAAGACGAGTCAAATAGTTTATTATTGCGCATTAAAAACTTAAATGTTGTTGAGTAGATTTTATTTTAATTAATATTATTTTTAGTTACAATAAATAATTGCATAAAATACAATTTTTGAAGTTATTTTTAAAATAATTGTAATATCATAACAACACACGTTTAAAAGAAATTTAATAATGACAGAAAATTATTTGATACAAAACTTAGACAACCAAGTATTAACACCAAACTTACACGAAAAGATGGAGTATACAATTTCACATTTTGTTGAAGAATTATACAACGCCGGATTAAAAACACTACAAGAAGATTATAATAGAATAAAATATTATGATGCATTTATAATAAATGTACTATTTGATTTACCAAAAGTAGTGAAATTTAACCAAATCGCAAATAATTATTTTAATGAACAAGATAAAGATGAGCTAAAAGGATATTGGACCCCCGAACCTAGAAAGCGGATTTCATATGCAAAGTATGAAGTTATTTATATTTATGTGGTATGCCGTAATTTTGCAAAACAAAATAGAGGTTTTATTGAAACTGTTTTAAATAATTTAGATAATTTAGAGCCTGTATTAAAATAAAGTTAAATGTGTAACCGAGCTCCAACGGAAGAAATGAAGAGCCTTGCCAAGGTGTGAATATGGCAATTTATTTTGAACACCTGAATTTGGGTGATACTAATTAGGTTTATAACTTGTGTAGATAACAAAAATAACTAAAAAGAAATAAAAAAGCAAAATAAATAAAAAGATCATATGAATGGTCTTTTTTACTGGTGTATTTTAAAATTTTTTTAATTTATATTTTACTTTATCCAGACTCGACTAATTCATTATTAAACTCTCATTAAAAAAGAAAATAAATAAACACGAGTCACATTTTATTATTAAACTCTCCTTGAAAAGAATAAAATAAATAAACACGAGTCACATTTTATTATTAAACTCTCCTTGAAAAGAATAAAATAAATAAACACGAGTCACATTTATTATTAAATTCTCCTTGAAAAGAACAAAATAAATAAACAAACGAGTCGACTATTTCATTATTAAATTCTCCTTGAAAAGAATAAAATAAATAAACAAACGAGTCGACTATTTCGTTATTAAACTGTCTTTGAAATTAAGTAGGTTTTAATAGAATATATAAATATTGATTGTCATATCCACAATTTAATAACTCAATTTTATCGTGCATAATAAACCCGCAATTTTGTGCTCTTGCCAATACATCGGGGGCATCTTCCATATACATTACGTGTTTATGTTTTCTTATGGTATTATTATTTTTAAATTCAAATTTCTCATCAAACGAACATTTGTTTTCTGATGGTTTCAAATCAAATTTGGAAGAATATACAAAGTTATTAAATATCACCTTTGATGTATTAATTCTTTTTTTAGAATATTTTTGTGGCGAAAATATTAAAAATCCTTGTCCTGCGGGTATAATGGGGTCAAATGACTCCCTATCTACAATATGTAAAACTAAAAACCCGCCGGGTTTTAACCAGTTCATACATTTTTCAAAAAACACGTCTTTATTTTCCATATAATAAATAGTAAAATACAAACATAAAATGTGAGTGAAGTTATTATTTTTTAAATTAGGGTTGGAAACTAATATATCGCCATTAATAAAATTTGTATTGGGATAATTTGTTTTTGCCTTGTCAATCATTGCCTGTGATTTATCAATTCCTAAAACATTATATCCTTGTTCTGATAATTTTCCCGAATGATGCCCCGTTCCTGACCCTATATCTAAAATTTTGCTGGATTGTGTAGGACTTGTTTTATTTACAATTTCTTGAATTTCATAATTATTTTTTAAATCACTGAAAACAAGGTGATCATAAATATCAACATAAAAATCATCATATATATCATTACCAGTTCTATATAAAAATTCTTTATCCGTTTCAAAATTTTCCCTTTTTTTAGAAGATTTAAATAATACTACTAAAAATAAAAATAATAAACAAAAAACAAGAATTAACCCCCACGTTGATAAATTATTTGAAAATTTTTTTATTGAATCTATGGATTTGTTAAATTTCATATATGTATATTGTTGTTATTTTTTTTGTATAAAAATTATTATATGTTAGATATTGAAATTAATGATATACGAGAACCTGCGAAATTTCGGTTTATTTCTTTTTCAGAATTTAAGAAATCTGATGTAAAAAAGGAGTTATTGAATAGTTTAATAAAATCAAAAATAGAGCCGGCGTGCTATTGGAGTGCCGAATTAATTTGTGCGGGTCATTATCAAGATTTATGGGATATTATATTGGGGTTTTACAGCAAATACATACATATAGGAAATCCTAAACTTTCCATATATTTAGATTTAAGATTTAATATTTTTAAAGATATTATTGTGAATGGTTATGTTTCTAATGAATTAAGGTTGAGAAATAATAGTAAAATAAGAAAACTATTTTGCGAATTAATTTGTATTTTATGTGAGTCAAAGAGGCAACACTGCTTTAATGAGATTAAAATAAAGAGTGAAGAATTTGATTTGGTAATTATAAAAGATAAATTTAAATCCCCGAGTCAAACTTACCATGATGATATAATGCTGGATGATGACCCGCCGGAATTAACATTAATAATTAACGAGTTACTTTATAATTTGTCAAATGATGGCAAAAATGTCATAGAAGCGTGCTATTGGATAGAATGGATTATGGAATTTGAAAATATATGTAGTCAAAAGAAAAATGCGTTAATATGCGAACGGCGTCTTTATAATGTAGAAAGTAAGTATCAAACAAATGTGATTTGGATAATATGGGACATCTTTTTAAACGAGTCGAAAAAAAAGAATATGATAATACAAAAAATAATGAAAAGTATATTAAATTTATTTGTTATCAGGTATAATAGTAATAGTTATAAAAAACGAAAGTTTATGTTATATTTTGCAGTGTCGTTGCTTACAGAGAATTTGATATTAACTGATGAAATATTGAATAATAAACAAAAGGATTTTATATTGAATATTACAAATAAGATAGATTTAATTTATAAGCAAATTAAAAAAAATGAGATTTCCCCATCAACCGATTATTTATTTACAAATATAAAATCATCAAATTTAGAAGAAACTATTGAAAAAATAGATAAACTTAATTCATTTGAAGAAAATTTTATTCCACGATATAATATATAATGGTTTCTAATAACAGAAGTAAAAAATTAAATAAAACAAATAAAAATAAGTCTAGTAAAAGAGTAAGTTTTAAGGGAGAAGCGCATTCGTTGCAATTTCAAAAAGAAATTACAATTAAATTTTTGGAAATGTTAATAATGATTAAATTGTTTCACTGGAAAACATTTGACTATTCCACGCATAAAGCCACCGATGACTTATATAGTAATTTAAATGGAAATGTAGATAAGTTTATAGAAGTATTAATTGGCAAAACTGGAATAAGAACAGATTTGTTAAAAGTAAAGCATTTGAGAATGGTTGATTTGTCCAACAATGAACAATTAAAAGAAAAGTTATTAAACTTTAAAAAATATTTAGTAAATTTAAAAGACAATACATTTATGAAAAAAATGGAAAACACAGATTTATATAATATTAGGGATGAAATTTTGAGTGATTTAAATCAATTTTTATATTTGTTGTCATTGTCATAATAATGTAAATACACAAATTTAATATATATAAATTTAATATAATGGATAATAACGTATTTAAAATAAATGATAACTCTGGCAGTTTTCAAAATAACTCGTCTTCATTGTTTCAATGGGTAAAAAGCATTTCTATTTATACGTGGATATTAATTTTGATACTTTTATCATTATTAGGATTTAATATTTTTATGTATTTAGATAAAATACGGCAATATTTTAAACATGGGTTAGGATATCTTTCTAACGTATCAAAAGAAAAAGACGCATCTAGTGAGTCGGAAACAAATAAAAAAGAAGAACCTGCGGAAGACGAATTTGAAAGTAAAGAAAAAAAAATAAGTGACGACCACAAAGAAGTAAAAGAAAGACAAGATATGAATAATAACCCATTACATATTGCTTTGAATGATAACGCGACTCGCCAAACGATAAATAAAGAAAAGGTAAATGATGGAGATTATCAAGCAGATGATAGTAGAAGTTTTGTAAATGGTAAAAATGATGGATGGTGCTTTATTGGAGAAAATAACGGAACTCGTGTTTGTGGAGAGGTTGGGTTAAACGATGAGTGCATGTCTGGGAAAATATTTCCGTCAAGAGAAATATGCGTGAATCCAAAGTTAAGAGTATAATTAAATACAGTCTTGTTAAATACAATTAAAATGATTAAAAAAATAACAGTTTGGTATTTTTTTAATAATTGTTGATTATAAGAGTCATTTATTTTAAATGTGGTACTGAAAAGTACAATATGTAATTTTGAAAATCTTTAATAAACTCACTTTTGTGTGTCCAAGTATAATCAAATAACTCCTGTTTTTTATTTTCTTCTATTCCTATAAAATATACTACATAATGTAATAAATTATAACTAACAAATATATAAGAGTTATTTATTATCATTTGTTCCATGATTATATTATCTTCATCATTGTCACATTCCAATTCTTCTTTTAATTTATCAAAAAGCGCGTCAAATAGTAGAAATTTAATTTCATCCGTAATTGTAATTTTGGTCGTAATTAAGGGTTCCATTTGAGTTGTTTAATGTTTGTATGGTGTATGCATATAATAAGATATTACAATAACATTTTTCAATATTTTACGGTAAATCCTGATAACTAAAAAAAATGAGTTATTAATTATGGATTATATGCGTCTTGATTTCCATAAAAATACCATCTTGTTGAAAAATATGAATTTGATTTATCTTGTAAGCTATTATAACCGACAAGTTTAGTATTTGGACCACTTTTGGTAATATCAGATATTTCCAATGTTCCTAATGATCTATCGTAATAAACTAAATTAGAAATATAACCAGCAAACCCGCCGTTTGCTGCAACAAATATATCACCAAAGTTTTGTTTTGGAACACTTGACAATTCAATACTTTTAATTATACTTCCATTGATATAAATATCTAAAATATTATTTTCACACCGTATAATTACATTTACCCATTTATTTAATGGAATGTTTGGAATTTTAATTTCTTCATTTATAGTTGTAAATGTGTTCATTACAACTATTAATGTATTTGTTGAGTTGTCAATATATAATCCGGGCCCATTTGTATTTGCAGTTCTATTTTCGTAACCTTTATAAAATACATTTTTTAATTTACCCGAGTTATAATCTAAATTATCTATGTAAATCCATACCGACCAAGTAAATTCAATTCCATTTTGTTGATTATCTGATCTTGCTAATGTAACAGATCCTTTTGCATTTGGGTTTTGACTAATAACAAATTGATTTTTACCATCAACCATACCATCAATTAATAGTTGAGAGTCTGTATTTTTACTATTTACTATTAGAATTGTATATTTTATACAAAGAAGAAATACGATAAGAGCAATAAATAAAAAGATTATTTTAGATACCAAGCTATCGGATTTTATAAATTCATTCATGTTATTTACTAAATCACTCATTTATATATTATATATAAAAAAAGGTTCATTGGTATTTTATAATGTATAATTATTTTCAGAATTATTGCTATTATTTATAACAGAAACTTTAACGGAGTAATCTGGTAAAAACATACTTAATATATTACTATGCTTAAAATTTTTTGAATAAATTGACCATGCTTGGTCTGGGTTCATTGGAGATGCAAAATATTGGGTTCTTGCAGTCCAACCAGAAAACCCTCCTTGTGGAGTTATAAGCAAGTCCGCATTTACATTTACTTTTGCAATGCCTGGCATTAAGCAAGTTTTTACAAGTTTTCCGTCTATATAAACATCTAATGTGCGTCCATAAACACTAACAATTAAATTTACCCATTTTTGAATTGGAATATTTGGAACTCTACATGTATGCATTACTTCCCCAGTTCCAGATGGAACATCATTTAATGTACTTATTCCATTATAACAATTTTGCATAATTAAAATGTCGTTTTGTGTTTTTCCTAAACATATAAGAGGACAAGGGCCTGTTCCATTAATACCCTCAATTGGATTACTGGTTGCAGACGGAGCAGTCGGTGCGCTCATTCTTCCTAATATAACTTTATACTCATTATATCTATCTTGCCAGTCAGATACATAAAACCACGTAGAATAAGCAAAGTTATTATTACCAACCGGACTTTTTTCTAAAGAACTTGCTGATATTATAGTTAATGTTTTCGCATCAACAATATTATCTAAAAGCATACTTTTATTAGAGAACAAATATGAAGAAACTTTCATTATTATTATTAGAGACACTAATACTATTACTATTGTTAGAAAAACATTCATATTATAATATAAATTTAGAAATTTAATTTATAATAGAAAAATAAAAGAATTAAAAATTAATTACTGAAATACTTGGATGTTTTATAAATTGAATTAATTTCATTTTTATTCAATGTTGAAGTAAAATATTCTATATCATTCACTACGCCATTTATTCCATTATCATGACCTACATATAATGAACTCGTTTCTAGATATGTTAAATTTACTTTTATTGTGAATACTAATTTAGTGTTAATAAAAATATCTAAATAACCAGGAGTATAATTAATCACAATGTTATTCCATTTTTGTAATGGGAATTTTTTAATTACCATCTGGGTATTTGATTGACCAGAATTGTATGGTTGTAGGCTTACCAGTAAAGTATTATTTAATGTATCAAATTTAAGTATTGGATTATCCCCATAACTTATTATAGTATGTTTCATATTATTATATTTTGGAACTGAATTAATATATACCCAACAAGAAATTGCATAAGTATAATTATTTGGGATTTTGTCTTTTATTAGTTTGCTGTATGTTGCTAACGTTGTGGTTTTATTTAATGAAGTTTCTATATCCAATAACATCACACTTTTTTGATTGAGATTTGTTGGTTTTTTAATTAAAGAATATAATATATATGGCAAAATTATAGTAGATATTACAATTGCAGATATTGCAGTTGGTGATTTTATAAGTTGTTTTAAATTGTCTAATGTTATTAAGGATAAGAAAGAATTAAAATTACTAGTTAAAATATTAATTATATTGGGTTGTTGTATTTTTTTTTTGGGTTGTGAAAATATAAAATTTCTAACAATAATATATATTATAAATATCAAGAACACATTAATAAACGATGATAATATGTTATTATTGGTTGTTACACTATTTATAAATTTTAACCCATACGATAGCGTTATAAATGTAATAATAAAAGATACTAATGTTATATATGCCCGGACTAATTTATTTTTGGTGTATAAACTATCGGGTGAAATAGGAATTGTTAGCATTTTTGGAAATATTTTTATAATAATAAATAAAAACCATATTAAAAAATAAAGCGACAACATAATGACTATATACGGCGAATTTATTTCATCATTTAAGAACCCCCCAGGAAAGGTTATAATGCCATAAAAAATGGTTATAAAAGAAATTATAAATACCGCTATTATACATAGTAATAAAATATTATTTTTTTTTAAATTTAATCTATCCGTGATAACTTCACTACATTTATCATAATATATTTCTTTAAATAATTTAAAAGTTGTTTCAAACTTTAAATCAAGTGTAATGAATAAGTATATTAATATTAACCCCATAAATAAACTAATTAAATGCAAGTTTTTGATGTATCCGCTTCGGTTATCCTTATCTAAAATATATATAATTGTTATAAATAATAATAATAAAAAAAATAACACAATGTACTTTATTCTTTCATATAGCAGGTTATAAGTTACTCCATTGTTTAAAGGATTATTGCCGAAAAATATATATCTACTACTTTTAATATAAAAAAAATATAAAAAAATAGATAAATGAACAGTAATCACAATATATATGTATTTATTTAATAACGGTTTATATATATTATTATAAATTATGGGAAACAAAATTATATTAATTAAAATTAAAATAACATCATAGTTATATTTTATAAATTTAAAAATTTCATCAAAACTTGAAAAAATACTATATAATAATACTGGGGATGCCAATAAAAATACAAGTAACAATTTATAATACCCTTTTACATCAATACTTTCACTATTTTTTTTATAATCTATTTCAACAAAAGCTAAAATTTTATTTATAACAGTTAAAAATAGAATTAAACTTAACACCGAAAATATTATAATAACCCATTTACTAAATATATTTGGGCTGGTAATTTGTTGTATGCTTTGTTTTAATGGTATAAAAAAATATATAAATAAAATAAATACCATAATGGCGGATATAATTTTTAATAATAAATCTATTTTTTTTGGATCAGTAATTAGAATATTAGATAAATTTATATTTATATAATTGAATAAATTTGGAGTTGTATATACAGTATACAAACTAATAAATATTAAATATAATAATAAATTATAATCCGTTTTTTCGGGTGATATTGTTTTTTTTATTGGTTCTTCTTGTAATGATGAAAAAAAGATGTATGCCGATACAAAAATACTTAAAAATATAACATACATATTTTTGGTAAGTAAATTCGTTTTTGCTATTTTTAAAAAACTATATATAAATAAATAAAGCAAAATTGCCAGTAAAATAATATATACTATTCCAGAATAAATATTTTGAGTCAATTTGTTATCAAATAAAAAGGATAAGAATGTGTGTAAATAATTTGGCATATAATATATAATAATAAATTATTACATATTTTCCATAGTTGTTTTATAACCGTGACAATCTCTACATAGGGCTATTAAATTTTCAACTTCATTCCCGCCCCCATCAGTAAGCCTAATTTTATGATCTACTTCGAACCAAGCATTTAATTGATTATTACAACGGCCACATTTCCAATTTTGTTGTGAAGCTATAAATTTTTTTTTCGTTTCGCTAACTGATCGCTTTCCTCCACCACCCCCGCCACCACAGTGTTTTCCTGAATTCATCATTTTTTCAATAGTTGTATTTCTTACATTATCTATCATTCCTGTATTATTCACATAAGAAGATGTTAAATCTAATACAGGGGAAAACATATCAATTGATGTTTTACTAATAGGTAAAAATTTTATCATATTATTTGTGTATAATAATAAGTTTTTGCTACCTTTTGGGTTTTTTTTAAATAATAAATAAATACTTACACCAATTATAATAATAACCCCGATTTGAAAATGTTTTTTATAAGTAAATAACATTTTCGTATATTTTCCGTCATAATATGTATTGTAAGCAAAAAATGATGTTACTATTATAAAAAGTAGTTCTAATTTCATATAGTATTAAAAGAATAAAATATTTTATTTATCATATAAATAATAAATTGCAACAAATAGTAATACTAATAATAATAAATATATCATTTTTTGTTTTAGTTTGTGGTAGTATGATATTTTCACATTGGTGGGTGTATAATTTTCATAATAGTGAATGTAAAAGTCTTTTAATGGGATTTTGGGTTTTTCCAATTGTTCATTTATTTTATTATGAATATAATGAACCCATTTAATAAAGGATTGCCGATTATCTAAATATGGCGATACCGGATAAGATTGTAATAATTTATGAAAATTAGATGCCATACTTTCAACTGGTATGAATAGCGGAAAAGATTGTATTAATTCATAATATTTTTTTTTTGTAATTGCATTTGGATAATTTGGATATGTGAATGCAATTGTGTGTAAAAATCCCCAATACCATTTACCCCATATTTCTGGATTTAATCCCATTAATTTAAAATAATATAAAAAGAATTATTATTAAACATATAAGATTATTAAATGATAAAAAATAATATTTGTAACAATTGTAATAAAATCGGGCATTTATTTCATAATTGTAAGCTTCCAATTACAAGTTATGGGGTAATACTTGTACGAATTAGAAATAAAATAATTGAATACTTAATGATAAGAAGAAAAGACACATTTGGATATATTGATTTTATAAGAGGCAAATATTCGCCATATAATTTTTATCAAATACAAAATATAATTAATGAAATGTCTGTAATTGAAAAAGGCCGAATTTTAAATAATACTTTTAATGATTTATGGAAAATGATGTGGGGACAAACCACAAACACCCAATATAGAAACGAAGAGGTTGTTTCTTGTAAAAAATTTGACATGTTAAATAATGGTAATTTAACAAATGAAGAGGACTCTACTAAGGTAAGTATTGCTTATTTTGTTAATAAAAGTGTTACGTCGTGGCAGGAAACGGAATGGGAATTTCCAAAAGGCCGAAAAAACTTGCAAGAAAACGATTTGGGGTGTGCTGTAAGAGAATTTGAAGAAGAAACCGGAATACATAAGTCAAATTATAAAGTTTTAGAAAATGTATTGCCCTTTGAAGAAACCTTTATTGGGACAAATTATAAAGCATACAAACATAAATATTATTTGGCATTTTTAACAGAAGACTGTAATTTATCAAATTTTCAATCTAGTGAAGTAAGCAAAATTGAATGGAAAACCTTAGACGAATGTTTGAATAGTATAAGGCCTTATAATTTAGAAAAAAAAGAATTAATTATAAATATTAATAAACTAATAGAGGAATATAGATTATATTGTTAATATATAAATGTTACAAAATAATAATACATTGATAGAAAATACGGATAATTTAATGAATGAAATCAAAAAAGGGTTTGATAAATATGATTGTGTAAATGACAATTTATATACTTCTGAATGTAATGATATTTTAAAAAAAAAAGAATTATATGAAAATAAAATATTTTTGGAAGACCCTTCCAAGAATGATTTTTTGTATCCAAATTTAAATGACCCAAATTTTAATATTAAAATTGCCCAGAAAAAAGAATTTAATGATACTAAATATGACGGAGAACTACATAAAAATGTGAAAGAGTACGCCGATTTATTAAGTAATAGTGAATTTGAAATTTCCCCTCATCAAACATTTGTCAAAAACTTTTTATCATTTCATACGCCGTACAATAGTTTATTGTTATATCACGGGTTGGGCACCGGAAAGACTTGCTCTGCAATAGGAATTAGTGAAGAAATGCGTGATTATTTAAAACAAATTGGTATTTTTAAAAAAATTATTATTGTTGCATCAGAAAATGTTCAAAATAATTTTAAGTTGCAATTATTTGATGAGGGGAAATTGGTCCTTGTAGATGGAGTATGGACGACTAAGGGGTGTATAGGTAATAAATTATTAAAAGAGGTTAATCCAACCAATATTAAAGGAATTTCTCGTGAAAAAATAATAAATCAAGTCCGTTCCATTATTAATTCATATTATATATTTTTAGGATATGGGCAATTTGCGAATTATATAATAAATGTTTCAAATATTCCGGATGGAACATATAAAAGTGAAAATGAAAAAAATAGAAAAAGTATGAAAAAAATACGAAATGAATTTAACAGTAGGTTAATAATAATTGATGAAATTCATAACATAAGAATGACAGAAGATAATGAAAATAAACGAGTCGGAATAAATTTGGAATTACTTGTAAAATATAGTGAAAATGTAAGATTGTTGTTATTATCCGCCACGCCAATGTATAATACATTTAATGAAATTATATGGTTAATTAATTTAATGAATATGAATGACAAGCGTTCCACAATAGAATTTAAAGATGTATTTACAAGTGATGGCGAGTTTAAAAAAGACGGCAAAGAATTATTAATTAGAAAACTTACCGGATATATTTCATTTGTAAGGGGTGAAAATCCTTATACATTTCCTTACAGAGTATATCCAGATATTTTCGCAATAGAAAATACGTTTTCTGGTTCAAAATATAAATACCCTTTGTATCAAATGAATGAAAAACTATTAAATAATAAAAGTATTCAATTTTTAAAAATATATTTAAATAAAATTGGAAGTTACCAGTCATTAGGATATAAATATATTATTGAATTTTTAAAAAATAAAACATATAATATAACAAACAATGATGGAAGTATTCGCAATACTCCGTCATTTAAAGAAATGGAAAGTTTCGGGTATTTTGTTTTACAAATACCATTAGAAAGTTTAATCATTACATATCCACATTTTGAATTACAAGAAAAACTTAAAAAAATAGTTGGCGGAGTAACGAAACAAAAAAATCTTGTTTTTGAAAGCGATCCCGATGCGGATACAGATGAAATGTATGTAACACAAGAAAATGAAGATAACGGCGATGATACCGGCGACGGTGACGGCGATGAAAATGACGCGCCTTTATTAACTACAAAAGAATTAGATTTTATTAATCCTGCCGAACTTACGGGGATAAATGGAATAAGAAGAATTATGAATTTTCAAGATAAAAGAAGCCCTCCGATAAAAGGGGTGTATGAATATAAACAAGAAATTTTGGATAATTATGGGCGGATTTTTTCAATCAATGAAATCGGTAAATATAGTTGTAAAATAAAAAGCATATTAGATATTTTAATATCCCCAGATAAAACTAGTTTTTCAGAAGGAATTATTTTAATATATTCTCAACATATTGATGGCGGGCTTATACCAATGGCATTGGCTCTTGAAGAATTAGGAATTACTCGTTATGGAACTGATGCGACATCTTTATTTAAAACGCCTCCGTCTCAACCACTAAATGTAAAAACAATGAAATCAAAACAAGAAAATGACACTTCTTTTAAAAAAGCAACTTATACCATGATTACCGCAGATACTCGTTTATCTCCTTCAAATGAAGAGGATATTAAAGCTTTAACCAACATAAATAATAAAAATGGTGAAAATATTAAAATCGTGTTAATATCAAAGGCCGGTTCAGAGGGGATTGATTTTAAATATATTCGTCAAGTTCATATATTAGACCCTTGGTATAATATAAGTCAAATAGAACAAATCATTGGCAGAGCCGTGAGAAATTTGAGTCATAAAAGTTTAGATTTTGAAAAAAGAAATGTTCAAATTTTTATGCATGGAACTATTTTGGAGAATGAACAAGAAGAATCCGCAGATTTATATGTTTTTAGATTGGCAGAAAGCAAGGCTGTTCAAATTGGAAAGATAACCCGCATTTTAAAAGAAACTGCAATTGATTGTATCTTAAATAACAGTCAAAGTAATTTTACATATGAAAAAATGAATTTATACTTGGATGACCCCGTAAAACAAATAATGTCTAACGGAAAAATTATTGATAATTTTAAAATTGGCGATTTGCCATATTCCGTAAGTTGCGATTATATGAATTGTAATTTTAAATGTATTACGCTTGATACTATTAATGAAAATGAATTAAATTATGATACATATAGCGAAAAATATATGATTTCAAATTTGGAAAGAATTATTGAAAAAATAAAAAATTTAATGAAGGACGAATTTTTTTATAAAAAAAATGTATTGCTTGATTTACTTGATGTCCCTAAAAAATACCAATTAAGCGAAAAATATAGTGCATTGACAAAACTAATTAAAGATAAAAATGAATTTGTTGTTGATAAATATGGAAGAAATGGTAGATTAATAAATATAGGGGACTATTATTTTTTTCAACCAAGCGAGTTATTAGACAATAATATAACTATTTACGATAGATCAAACCCAGTAGATTATAAACATAATTCGCTAAAATTAGAATTTCAAAATGTAAAAGCAAATACAAATGATATTGAAGATAAACCAGAAATTAAAAAAACAAATGACATTATGTTAATGATACAAGAAAAATACAATAAATCATTAATTCACAAAAACCCTCAAATAAAAATACCGCGGGGCGATAATGATTGGTATAAACATTCTGGTTTAATTATTCATAATTTATCAATAAGTAAAAACGCAATTGATATTCATATATTAGAACAATTGTTAATTGACCATATTATTGACACATTAATGTTTGATGATAAATTTAGTTTATTAAATTACATATATTCAATAGATATTATACAAGAAAATAGTATTGAAAATTTAATTAAAACCCACTTTAATAATAGAATTATTACAATAAATAAAGGGAATATTTCTAGATATTTATTGTTTTATAATAACAATAAGAAAACCTCGCCAGAAACAATACTTTCATATCATAATGATTCCAAAGAGTGGATAGAAGTCGACTCAGAAGATAAAATAGAAATATTAAGTTATGATATAATTAAAAATGCATGGTTAATTGACTCGGAAAAATTAAATGATATTATTGGATTTATTGAGTACGAAAATAAAAATAAATATATGGTGTTTAAAACAAAAAATAATAAATTATTAAGAAATAAAGGAGCAAGATGTGACGAAGCCGGAAAAATTAAAACAATTAATATTTTAAATTTAATTGTAGGTAATGACAAATATAATAAAAAAAATACGTCAAATTTAAATCAAATTGATTTATGTATTTTACAAGAAATTATATTAAGATATTATCAGTTGATTAACAAAAATAATAAAATTTGGTTTATAAATCCAGATATTGCTTTATTTAATAAAATTTAAATGATTAGT